TCCTGCTGTAATACCTGTATTTTCTACAACTGGAATAGATTTAACTCTAACAACTCCATCAGCAGAATAGTGCATAGCATAAGTATATTCACCAGTAGTTGTTTTGTTTAATTCCATTTTAGCCACATCTTCAGGGTGTAATACAATGTAGTTAGGATTGAACTCTGTTCCTTGAATTTGAGAGATAGCAACTCTTAATACATCATATTCGTTAGGAGATGCAATAGACAAAGCAAAACCACCTGCTGACCATGCAACTGCATTTTGTAAGATACCAGTCAAGTTGTTACCTGAACCGTTACCAGACAATACTTGCTCATCTAATTTCAATTCAACCAATTCCATTAACTCGTTGTTAATTTCGTTTCTCATGAATGGTAAATCAGCAATCATTTCTTTAGATACTTTAATCCAAGAAGTGATTTTCTTAACCTCAACAGAAGTTTCAACTAAATTGAAATCAGCTTGTGTTTTTTCAGCACCCTCAGCAGTCATTCCAGCACCACCTTCTTGTCCGTTAGATTGTAAGTAAGTGATGTATTTAGAAGTTGTCCCTGCTGTGTTAACTAACTGACGTAAGAAAGGCATTCTACGAGCAATACGAGCAACACCTGCTTCTAATTGAGATAATGCAACAGTTCCACCTGAATAGTTGTTAGTGATAGTCATAGTTCCTACCGCTTTAACATCAAGATTCATTAAACCACCATTTTCTTTTACTTCTGTAATTTTGTCAATTGAAGTTTCAAAAGCATCAGCAATAGCTTCACCCATTGACTTAAATACATTTTTCTTTTCAGTCTTAGCTTCTTTAAGACCTTCAATCATTCCTTCTAATTTAGCAATAGCAGATTTTACTTCAGTGTTATCTGATTTAGACTCTAATGAAGTTAATTGAGATTTTAACGCTTCTAATTCATCTTTAGAAACTGAGTTTGCTGTTTTTTCAGCAACTAATGAGTTGATTTTATCAACTACTTGTTCTGGTGTCATTTCCATTTTAAATAATTTTTAATAATTAAACAATAAATCTTTCGACCTATGTTGGGTTTAATTATAAAGTGATTATTTAATCGGCTCTATGACTGAACTAACATTTACATGGCTCTTTGAACTTATCAAGTGTTACAGTCAAAACAACCCCTGCTAAATCAGCATCAAGTATGTTTTGAATTATACCACTGTCAGTTTCAACACCAAATCTACTATAAGTTTTTAAACTGTAATCTTTTAACTTTTTATAAATAGCTTTATTGTTAAAACTTTTAATAAATTCATATACCAAATTTTTCATTGGTATTACAGCATTTTCTATATGTTCTTCGTTTTTCTGAAATTTTGGATTGGTTTCATCAAGAAATGCAATACTCATCGTAATTGTTCTTTCAAGTGATGCTTCATCACCATATACTTTTTCTGTATAGTTAGGATATAACCAAATTAACGGTGTTTTTTTAGTCAAATCCCTATCTGCTTTATTCCATTCGTTATTAGTTGATGTTTTAGTTCCGCTTATTTTAAATGGGTTTAATAACATTACACTTTTAATGTCATGAGTTCCACCCACTACAATTTCTTCGTTATTAATTACTGATGCTATTTTAAGTTCCAAAACACTATCGTCCATCAATTCAAGTGATATTTTCTTCCCTTTTCTCGCCCATTTTGTATTACAAGTTTTGATAGTAGTATTTCCAGACAAACTTTCAATGCTGTAAATCTTTATACTACTATCTATATCTAATACAATAGCATCAAATAATTCTGTAACTTCTTTCATATCCAATAAGCATAAAATTTTTGAACACCTCTAAAACCTGCATAAGTTGACATATTTAGCAAGATATATTCTTGTATTGCGTTATATGTTTTTACTGATTCGTTATACTTTAAATAAATAGGAGTATGTGCTGTAATTACATTCGAGTTTTGTTCTTGCGGTTTAACTACTCCTACATTTGTTGTTTGTGTTGCTAAATCTCTTAGATATTGAAAATAAATAAACCCAACAAGCATATCTTTTATTCCTCTTGACATCATTAAAGAAAAACCAATTTGCTCATTAAATGGCTCAAATACTTTAGTGAACTTTACGTCTTGAGGAACATTATTGTTATCTAAATCAGCTACAAATTCATTATATAATTCTACCCCAAATAATTCTACTAAATAAATATCTTCATATCTATCTATGTATTCGTCTATCTTAGTGTTAGAATATAAACCAGTAGATAATTCAAACTTATCTATAAAATCGGCATTACTAACAAACTTTGCCATATCCTAAACCACTAAAAATTTCTGCTTGTTCACCAGTTATCTCATATTTTCCTTTTGGTAAATAAGAACAAGAACCATTTGATTCGAAATTATACATTTTCTTAGCATCTAACGATACTTTTTCTTGTTTGTCTTGTAATTCTACCTTTTCTTGTTTTAACTTCGCCATAACGTCTTATTTTAAATTATTAAATACTTCGTTCCAATCAAACGATTTTAATTCAGTAATTAGATTTTGTTTTACATTTTGCTTTACATCAGTTGCTTCTACACTCATATTAGCCATTTCACTAAGTTGTGATGATAAGAACTTATGTCGCATTTCAAGTGAATATAAAGATTCATCAGTTCTACTTCCATTACCTAATGCTTTAACGATTGTTTCCATTTCAGAAGTAATGTTAGTTATAAGTTCAGCTTTATTCTCTGATTTACCAACTTCTAATACTGGAGTCATTTCATTAGCACCAAATGTAACCGCTGAACCTTCCCATAATGCAACCTCATTAACTTGATAATATCCTTTAGATTCCATTGTAGCATCGTCAATCCACTTTAATTTATCTTTTATGTATCTAAATCCAATAGAATGTTCTTTGATAATACCATCTTGATAATCGCATAAAGCATCGTTACCAAGTGTGGAATTTCCTAATTCACCAACAGCATACAATCCATTGTCATCTTCTTTTAGTTCAATAAATTTTCCAATCTGCCACTTCCAATCATGATGTCTTAAAAATGCTATTTTACGATTAGAACTTGATTCAACACCACGTTCCTGTAAAGATTTTGCAAAAGCACCTTTTACAATCATATCATTATCTGAATCTATGTTGTTAAAGTGTGCTAAATACATCGCAACCTTACGTGAAGTAGTATCAACATCTTTAATTTCTAATCCTTGAGATTTAATTTTATATGCTGAATTAAATTTATTATTCATATTTGTATAAATTTGTTATCTAATACTTGCACAAATATAAAAAAATTTTATTATGAGTAACCTTTCTTTTTGGAATGCTTTTTTTGGAACTGAAATAAAAAAGCCTATTAGGCATATTTCTGACCTATTCGATACTACTTCTGCCTATCAACATGACTTTTACGGTAAAAAAACTGCTGTGTGGCTTGATACCTCTAAGCCATTTAAAGCATATATAGAAATACCAGAATTAAGAACTATTGTAGACAAAAAGGCTCAAATGATGTCTAACGGTAGACCAAGACTAATTAAAGAAAGTGATGGGACTGAAGTTGATTCTCATTGGGTGCTTGCCCTAATCAAAAATCCAAATCCATTGCAGTCATGGCAAGACGTAATATACTCATAATCAGTTAATGATAGTTATATTCTACTGCTTTATGTTACGCACCAAAAAGAAGTTTTGGTATAGTTAATTTATTTGTTCCACTTGCTACTCATAAAGTTCAAATAAACACATCAGGTCGTTCACTGAAACAAATGGATAAAGGAGGTTTAATTAAAGATTATGTATATAATTTCAACGAGGACAACAAAGAAAAATTAACAAATGAAGAAGTTATTATCATTCAAACTACTGATGGTGTCAATATCTTAAACTCTGTATCAAGAATTGAATCGTTAAAATACCCATTATCTAATATAAAGGCTCAATACAACAAACGTAATGTGCTTTTAGAAAATATTGGTGCTATTGGTATATTATCAACAACAAACTCTGATTTAGGAGGTGCGTTACCAATGTCGCCTGAAGAAAAACAACAAATTCAACGTGATTGGTATAATCGTTCTAAAGATGAGCTTATAATTTCTGAATCTGATGTTAAATGGACTCCAATGTCATTTCCAACTAAGGATTTAATGTTGTTTGATGAACTTAAAGCTGATAAACTTGCTATTATAGATGCTTTTGGATTGAACTACTATATTTTCTCAAATGAAAGTGGCTCAACTTATTCTAACGTGAATTATGGAGAAAGATTATGTTATACTTCTACAATTATACCTGAAGCAAAAAGAATATATGATAATATCAGTGAACAATTAGGTTTAGATAAAGAGGGTTTAAGACTTGTGGCAGATTATGAGCATTTACCAGTATTACAGAACGATATACTTCAAGAATCTCAAGCATTCGATTATAGAGCAAGTGCTTTAATCAAAATAGAACAAGAACTCGGAATATTTTTGTCTGATGAAGAAAAGAAAATATTTATTGGATTGAAAAAAGGAGTTCAGAAATAAAAAAACCCTCAAATCTTAAACAGACAAGAGGGATTTTCTAAAATAAAGCAAATGAAATAGTATATAACTTTACAAAAGTAACATTTATTTTTATAATTCCAATTTTTTAAATAAAGATTTAAGAAACATACTAAGCCCTGCTAAACAGTCTGGTGCGTCATCATTTTTATTTTTTCCTTCTTTACTGAAACTCAATACGTTACTCATGAATTGGTGGTATTCATTAGAGTCATGTTTCACAAAAACAAAAGAGTTTATAATAGTAGATGATTGCATAATTATCCTTGTTAGTTTGTTTTGGGAGTTGTGAACCTTTAAAATCCTACATCGTCTTGCCTTGTCTTGTAATAGTCTACCAAAAACAGCACCCATACTATTAGATTCTACTCTAAAATATACTACGTTTAATCTGTTTATTCGTTCAGCACATATTGGAATAGTTACATCTGTATTTCCTTTGTTAAATACATAGTCTGATATATAAACAACCTTATCAATGATTGTTGCTACTGCCATTGCTGTAAAGTCATTACCTGCATCTGAAACGTCTATATAAGCTACTGAACCACTTGCCTTGCCTTTTATTGCATCAAAATCAGATTTATCAATGAATCGTAAATTAGAAAATAATCTACCTTTCATATCTACTGGCTCTTGCATATATTCAGCTGACCATATTTCAGGGTTAATTCTTTTACGAATAGCCATGTATTGCTGAGTAGACATTACATCTTCACAAAATGATTTTTCGTTTTCATCTAATGCAGGAACTATAATAGATAAGTCATACTCATTATTTTGAACATTCTTTCCGATAACATCAGAAGTTGACCACCTTGTTCCAATATCAATCTTTTTACAGTTGCGTTCAAGACGAGAGTCGTGTGTTCCCTCTTTCCATTGTAAAATCCTTTCATTAGTAACGTCTGAGAGTGCATCTTCTATACCTCTATACAAGTCATCAGTAATAGCCAACATAGTAGCACCAAATCCAATAATTGTTCCTCCTACACCCGCACCAAAATAACCTACCTGTCTTGATTGGTTAGTATTCCAACCTTGCAAATTAGCCTTATCTGATGAAAGTTCTACATGAGGAAATACCATAGCAAATTTTTCTGACTTTACTATTTGTCTAACATCGTATGAGAATTTTTGAAATAGAGTAGCGGTGCAAGTATTACGCATTACTGATTCAGTTGGGTTTTTACCTAACGCCCAAGCACAAAAAAGTGAGGTGATATATGATTTACCACCCCTTGGAGGGAGAGATACTGATAATGATTTAATCTCTCCACTTTCAATTTTCATAAAAGCATTTGCTACCTTATGTAGAAACGGTCTTTTAAGAAAAAACTCTTTGTCGTAAAACTTACAGAACTCCCAAAAATCATTCCTCGATAATGTCGCTCTCACTTGAGTTTCCAAAGCCTTCCTCACCTCCATAGGTAAGTCGCTCTTGTTCATTTCGTTCAAGTTCATTTGATTCAATGTAGTCATCGTTTAAAAATCCTTTAAGTTCTTCAGTTGAAAATTCGCTCAAGTCAATAGTTTGTATTTTAGTTTCTATTTCTTGTGCATGTGGTTTATAAGCATTATCCATTAACGCCTTGTAAGCATTTACATCACCCTTTAATGCTTTAGCAAGAATAGCCAATGTAATTCTATATTCTTGACTTAATTTTTCTTGCATTCCAGTCAATGGGTTTCTACCCCAGTTAGCTAATTGTAATATTTCTCTTACAACTGTGCTTCTGTTTCTTGAACCCCTCGGTCTACCTGCTTTTTTAATGTTCGTAACTTCCTCTGCTTCAAGATATTCAGCTTCAGTCATTCCTTTTTCCTTAGCTTCTATTCTACGCTTTCTTTCATCAAGAGGTAATAATAGTAATAAATCTTCCTCTGTTAATTCTGGTTTAGGCGGAACATTTTTATCTTTATGAGTTCTTATGGTTTTGTATTTACCACGAACAGAACCCTCTTTTACTCCTCGTCTTGCCATAATTCTAATATTAGTTCAATTATTTTTTCTACTTCAATAACATTTGTTTCATACTTACCTCTACCAGATTTAGTTTTTACACCCAAATTGAAAAAGTTTCGTATAAAATCATCTTGTTTTTCGTTTTTACAAGTTACTATAAAATGTGATGAAAATTCTTTTGATTCACTACCTCCTAAATCTACTTCTGTGTTTAGGTTTATATCGAAATTAAAGTCCATTTCATCAATATTTATGTCCTTGCTGTTTATTTTTGCCATAATTTATAAGCTAAAATACTACAAAACACCACTAAAATACCTGCAAATACCATGTATTCAAACCCTTTTGATTGTTTTCGTTGCATATACACTTTTTGATTATGCTCTTTAACTTTCTTATTGTATTGTTTGATATATTTTGGATTTTCAGACAATTTCTTTAATTTACGTTTTTCTCTACGAATTTTGCTCATTATCTAATTGTATTTTAAGTTCTAAAGCTTTATTATCATACCATTTCGCCTTTTCCATATCTCTTTCAATAGACTGGTCTGGTTTTTTACCTGCCCTCATTCGGTATTTAAAAGCAGTCATTTCACAATGAGCAATAGCTTTTTCTTTACCCCAAATTAAAACCATCATATCGAAAGTTTCCATTGTGCCAAGTTTGTAATGAGATGGATTTATAAAGTCATATTCAGTTTTGGAATTAAGAGATTCTTTAACTTTATCGCAAAATTTATCATTACCTTTTTTTCTTGCTAAAACTTTACAATGTTCATCAAACATTTCTGCTGACATATAAATCCAAGTATAGTCAAGTTTTATATAGATTCCTTTAACTTCGTTATCAATCTTTATAATTTTATCTATAACATGAGATTCACCTGCCTGAACTATCTCTCTGTAAGGTTTAATGAAAGTTACTAAGTCGTTTTGTTTAATATCTAAGCTCATAAATCTTCTTTTTTTAGGAATGTTCCATTTTTTGTTACTCCAGTTCTATTTTTAATTTCATTATAGGCAAATTCTTCACATTCGTCTATATCAAACCCTAATTGGTTAGCAAGAATAGTAATAACCACTCTAATATCACCTAAAGCATCTTTTTGACCATTTTTATTGCCTTTTAAGATAGCTTGTGCTAATTCACCTACTTCTTCAGTCAATTTTGCTAATTGTGTGATAGCATTTTCAGGTTTAAGCAACTTTTTAGGCTCAGCCCATGCAAGAATATTCTCTTTACGTTTCAAGTGTGATTTGTAATATTCTTTTTTGGTGATGAATCTTTCAAGAAACAAATCTTGTCTTATTTCAGAACTACCTTCACCATCTGAAATTTTAACCCATTTTTGACCTTGCCAAGTGTTAAGTTCTAAAACTATCACTTCAATTTGTGGTAAATCTTTTGCCACATACGTTTTTCCAAATTTTACTTCCATTTTATTTATTTTTATCTAAGGTTTTTTTATATAGGCAACTCCAAAACTTACGATATTCCTTCCAATATCTATCAGGGTTATTATAATGTTTCTGATAGGGGTATTCAGGATTATCCAATGAATCAAACATCATCTCGATGGCCAATGACATAGATTTTTTACTATAACTTCTTCTTGCTATTACTTTAAAAAAGAATTTCTCATACCACTTTATGTAAATAGTTTGAGTCTTATTTACTCCTACCTGATTAGCCATTAGTTCCCATCATTAGTTAAGTGATATAATTCCCTTCTGTATTTATGGTAAGGGTTTATTACTCCTTTGCGATTTTCTCTGAATTTAAATCTGATATAGTCCAACTCCCTGAAACTATATTTACCTATTAGATGAAAAGCCATACTACAAATCCTATTATTCCAAAAACACCAACTCTTATACTTGATTGTAATATCATGTCGTTATTTCTAAACCAAGAAACTAAACTATCTGCCTTTAACCAAACTAAAGGAACACACATTAACCTATCTATAATGTAAATAGGTAAAAAACACCCAAACATTACAATAAACCCTAAAACCATTTTTAGGATATTTAAAACTTTTACTTTCATAATTTTTCTAATTCGTTTTTTACTTCTCGCCAGAATTCTTCTTGCCATATAAATGCTATCAAATCATAGTCTTCATTTAAAATCTCATCAACTGCAATTAAAGCACATTGTTGAGCATCATCTGGATAAATGTCCCATCTAACATTTATGTATTTATCTCTTAATTCTTTTGCTTTTTCTTTTGGTGTCATAATTTTTCTAATTCTAATTTAACATTCTCCCATAAATCCAAATTTAAATGGTATCTATGATTCTTTTCTACTTCTATGATTATCTCAACAATACATTTAGCACTCTTAACACTACTTAGATTTTCAAGTTTACTCCTATCTATTGTTGCTCTAATTATATCAGCAATTGCTTCTTCCTTATTCATATTGCATTTATTGATTCTATTTGAACTATGTTAGTTGTGTTTATTACTATTTCCTTTTGAAACTCCAGTTCTATTTCACTCCTATAAGATTTTACTTTTACGAATTGACCTTTGTTATTAAGAATATCAATCATCAAATCTTCAAACGCACAATGCGGAATCTTAGGATTTATAGGAAATGTAGTAATGATTCGACTATTATCAGTCATATACAAACAAACTACTAATTCACTATATTTTCTCATAATTTTTCTAATTCTTGTTTTACTTCTTGCCAACATGATTCGATATTTTTATCATCAAAATTAGTATATAAAATATCTAATATCTCATCAACTGCAATTATTGCAGATTGTTTGGCTTCTCTTAAATCAATCGTATTTTCTAATTCAACTGAAAATAAATGATAATACTTATCAACCAACTCTTTTGCTTTTTCTTTAGGTGTCATACTTAGAATGGTAAATCATCATCAGACTGAGTTTCATCAATGATACTCTGTGCTTTTTTAGGTTTAGCAACTGGAACATTACCCTTAGAACTATCTACAACTCCAGTTATTCTCCAACCTTCAATAGTATTGAAATACTTTTCTTCTCCTTTAGGATTAGTCCAAGCCTTTCCTCGTAAGTTAATACCAATAACAACTTCTTGACCAACTGCAAACTCATCAACCAAATCAACATTGTCTTGACTAAACTGAATCAACAAGTCTTGAGGGTATTTACCATCAGATACACTAACCACTACCTCTCTTTTTTTGAACTTCTCCGAAAGAACCACTGTCTTATTAATGACCTTCAAAAATCCTTTTACTTCCATAATTTCAATTATTTATATGTTATATGTGCAAATATAATCAAATTTAATAAATACCAATATTTTATTTAATTTAAAACATTAATCAATTTAAAGCCATTTAAGACACTACAACATCTTGAGATATACTAAGTGTTAACTTTTATATTAAAGTTTCTTAGAATTAAGATTTAGTAGGTAAAACACGTATTGAGAATGCTTTTAATTTACATCTGTTTTAAAATAGAAATTTTTTAAGGAGGTTTTTAATTGACATGTGGAATTTTGGAAAATTTTTTAGAGGGGTGTAAATAGATAATTACGATTTTTCCATGAGCTGGGGGTGCCTCTTCCTCCTTTCTTCACGACTTACCACGCTTAAAACGGTTAAAAATTGCGTTTTTGAGTGTTGAAACTGGGTAAAAAGCTAAAAAATTAAGTGTTTGATATTCAGTGGCTGAGTCTACTTGTTCCACGCGGTGGAGACAACTTTTTTTATGTTTTAGGAATGAGACAAAAAAAACCCTCTAATCTGGTGAAAAGAGGGGGTAAACTGGTTTAGTTGTGTTATAGATTGAAACCTAAAGCGGATAGGATAAAACCTATAACTAATACTGCTAAAGCTATGTTAACTACTTCATTTATATACTTTTCCATACTATTTCAAAATTTTAGTTTAAATTATTTTTTATTCATCTTAATATATAACCTTGTTACTCTGTTATATTGCATGTTTTTTAAAGTTATTTAATTCTTTATTGTTTCTATATACTTTTTTATTATGTTGTGATTAGTGTATAATATACATTCTTTATATTCTTTGTTTGTATCTTTTAGTTTTATGTATTGCTTTACATTCTTTAGATATAGTTCTTTATCTGGTTTGGTTATGTTAGTAGGTAGGTTGTTTTTTATTTGTTCGTATGTTAATCCGTTATATGTGTTCATAGTGTTTCGTTTTAATCATTTAAAAAATTTATGACGTTTGCTTTACCTCCTTTAAAAGTATATTTTTCACGTATCCATAAAATACTATTATTTCTTTTGTCAACTCTTAATTTTCCGCTATTTCCTTCAGCCCAAACAAAACATTTTGTTTCTCTATAAATACTAAATATAGTACTGTCAAAAATTGATTGATTGTGCATAATTATTTCTATTTTCATAATGTTTTTGTTTAGTTAATTATTCTGTAAAAGCTCCGTTGTCTATCCATTCATTTAGTAATGTTTCTGGGTGTTGCCAATCAACAGATTCAAACAAATCTAAAGCTATCATATGCGGGGTAACATTGTTTTTATCGCACCAATTTTTTATATTTTTCTCTGTGTTATACATACCTTGACACAACTCAAGAAAATCATTGTAATTATATGTTGCTGAATTTTCAATTGTCTTTATTTTTTCACTACTGCATAACTCAGGTATATAACAGATTTCTTTTGTTTTATTGTTGAAGGCTTCAAAGTTTTTATATATATACCCCTGATTATAATATTCAAGAGTTATAACGCCATTCTTAATACTTCCAATTGTTTCCATAGTTTTTTTTGTTTAATTAATTAATATATTCTTTTTACTCTTATTTTATGTAGGTCGTTTATGTTGCTGGTGAATAGTTTGTTTTTAGCGTGTTTTCGTGCCTCCTGTATGTTATCCGCTTCAATTACTTCCCTTGTTAGCTCATTGCTTTGCTTGTCTTCATATATGAATGTGTATTGTTTTTCTTTTATTGTTTTCATTGCTTTAAGTTTTTAAATGTTATTTTGTTTTAATTCCTCAATTTGTTTTTCAGTTTCATTTATATTATAAGATTGAAAAACTATTCCGCCCCCGTATTGTTTGTTATGAAATTTTTTTCCGCCTATTTTTTTGGCAAATTTTAAAGCAATATTATATTTTTCACTTATGCTTAATTCGTAATTATATCTTAAATTATCATTTAATAAGTTAAGAAAATGACATGCAAAACGTGGGTTTCCGTTAACGTCGTTATTTACTCTTGTAAATTCAATTTTTTCCATTTTTTTTTATTTTTAAAATTATTAATTACTATTTATTTTCTTGTCTTATTTCAATGATTCTTTTAAAACGAATGATTTTAGTAAAATCTTTGTTTTCGTTTTTTTCCTCTTGCTTAATCATTCCAGTAAAATGATTAATTAACTGTTTCTTTGTTTTCATAGCTTTATTTATTTAAAAAATGATTTATTTCAATAGTTTTTGTTATGTTCCATATTTTTTTTATATGGTTCTCAATTTTTTTATCTTGTTCGTCGGTCATTGAATACCAACAAACAATATCTAAAGCATAATTTATGCTTTTTCCGTTTGTTTTACACATCTGAACTATGTATAACGCTATTTTTTCGAAGTTGTTTTCTTTAGTTTTCATAACTTATTGCTTTTCAGTGTTTTAGCTTTTTAAGGTGCTTTTTTCCCTTTTTCTTTCTACAAATGTAGGCATAAATTATTAATGTGCAAATTTACACAATGTTTTTTTTCAGTCTATTACAACATTTAGAATGATTATAAATAAGCTAATTATATATAAATATGAACGTGTGAGCGTGTGAATAATAAAAATATTTGAATTAAACAATACTTAAGAACAATTTAGACAAAATATAAATAGTTTAAATTCTAATCAAAGCCTGATTAAATTCTAATCAATGGTATAGAAAAATTTCTCGGTATAGAAAAAATACTATATATAGCCAGCAAGACACCAATTTTTTTACAGAAAAAAAATCTTTATATTAGTTGGCAAGACTCCAAATTTTTCGGTATAGAAATTTTCCTAT